CGATAGCATACATTTTTCTCCGTGATCATGGGGGCCACATCGAACTTAATCAATTGGTGCTTTACACCATCACCCACTCTACGGAAATGGACATTGAAACTATCCTTTTCGGCATAAAGGATTTTCCATCGCTCAACGTAATGCCTAGGCAACACTATTATATGGTCTGTAATGAACATAGCATAGCCTAAATGCTCACTGAAGTCGTCACCCATCAAATATACATTCCTGTTGGTAACTTTCTCCAGAATTTCATCAGCATTTGTATCAAACGACTGAGCTTCAATTTCTTCTTTACGAGGACTTGCCTGGCGCTTACCTTTCTTCTGCGGCTTATCTTTTGCTGTAAGCCACTGCAGTAATTTTATCACGGTAAACGACACGAGAAAGGCCCTAAGGAACCTCTTACAATGATCCCAAAGAAGCCTAGTCTCTTCAGACAAAACCTCCCTCCACAGCGCCTTAGCACTGTAGGTTGCCCAAGATACTGCATCACTGCAATACCCTAGAATTCGACTGGACAATGGAGGAGCCATCATGTCCACATAAGCCGACTTGATCATCTGGCCGTGTACATACATAATGGCTGGGCCATACTGGATCTTGTGAACGCCCTTTATAAGGGCTGCACACATCCGCTCACTTTTCTTGCGGTACCCAGGTGAATCGGTATTGACTACCGATCTAAAGCCCTTGTAAAAATTCTCCTCCAAAACGTGCCAGGGAGTCTTTAACACGTCAGAATAGCAATCTTTCTGTTCATCACTAAAATCGCTTAATCTGGACTCCTCCATGTACGGGCCAAAACACATAAAACGCTCAACACAATGCACACACTTGCACATAGTTAAGCCATCACAGTCTTGACCCTGAGGCACGACATCTGGATACGAACCTGGACTATCACTCCTCCTTTCTTGATTGAAGAAGTAGTTATGCACAAAGTCTTCATGGTCCTGTCTCTCAACCTTGTGCACCGATCGTTCATCCAAAGATCTGCGAATTGTCTCAACTAATTGATCCATAGTTATCCAATCGCCTTCATAACCCTGCCTAAACAGAGTCACACGGCGACGGAAACGCAAAAATTTGGACAAGGCCTTAAATTCGACACCTTGTGGGTCGATCTTAGACCAATCCGGTCGGTAATACTCCGTATCCGTCCCAGACAATTTGTGAACCTCTCCATATTTCGGGTCCACTTCAACCTCATACGTACACCATCGCCGATCGTAAGCATCTCTATTATTTATGCTATCAATCTTGAACTGGTGCATATTGGTCGTTCCCAGAATTAACTCGGAGTCAAATTCAGTCATCCCCTTCTTTTCAACATTAGCCATTATAAGGGGATAGGTGACATCATTGACCATCTTAATGAATGACGAATACTCATTTGTCTCGGTATTGGTTGCAGATGTATCATTCTGCATCGCCACTTCATCAAGGTACACTATGGGCTGGTTATAATAACCCTCCCAAAATTTGTCATCAGAGTTCCGAGTATATATAAAATCCCGCACCTGCTTCGCTTTGATCTGATCAACAGCAGCGGGATCTTCCGAGAATAGGTGGTACAAAGCCATCGTGCACAAATTTCTAAGCAAATAGCTCTTCCCAATCCCTGGTTTTCCCATAAAGAGGAAAGCTTTAGGAGCTACACGCGTAACATCTTTTCCTGCTCCGCGTAACTCCAACTCACGATCCACCATCTCCAACTTAGAGCGTAACTGATTAAGCAAGGT